GAGAAATTAAAAAGTGAAATCCTTACAAACGGTAGATTGTGGTATATATCCAACGACTATGGAACTGGGACAGTATTTACATTAGGTTTATTTTGTATCTACAAGGATATTCGTTATCTGGTACGGTCCTTTTATTGGGATGCAAAAGCTCAGATGAAACAAAAAACAGATGGCGAGTATTGCCAAGACTTAAAAAAATTAATTGATTATATTAAACCTCGACAGGTTCAGGCAATCATCATACCTGATGATGCATTATCATTTATTGCTGAGTGTAATAAACAAAACATACGGCCTGTGAGAATTTATAAACGGTTGCCGGGTTCGGTTATTAAACGAATCAGGATTCAAGCGAACGTTCTATCAAGCGGCAAATATTTTATATTCAACGATGCTTCAAACGAACCAATTATTGATGAATATTCAAGTTATGTTTGGGACCCAAAAGCACAAGAACGCGGGGAAGATACTCCGCTCAAACAAAATGACCATGGTAAAGACATGGAAGGGTATTTTCACGACAGCGTAAATCGCATACTTAAAGTTGGTTCGAAGCCATCTGGAATGTAAAGGAGAAATTCACATGGGAATAAACGAAGCAAACCTTGGAATTAAAGACCAAAACAACATAAAAAACCGCTACTTAATCAGCCATGGGATGAAAGAGGATCTCATTGTTGTCGGTGGTAAATGGCCTTTAACTGATACAGAAGAAGCATCCCGGATGGAGCGGTATAGAATTAACAATCTCCTTTTCCGCAACAGATATGAAGACGTTTGGCAACAGTGGCATGAGAGAGTCACCCGGAATTGGGATAAAGAAGACTTGCGTATCGCTTTTGTAGTATCAAACTTCTGTAAGGTGCTAACTCTACTATGCGCGGATCTATTGTATGGCGAACAAGGTGAAACCTTCGGGGCTACATGCACGAATGATAAAGCAAATGAAGGACTTCAAAAACTTATCACTGATAATCATTTTAATATCACAGCTTACGAGGTTTCCGGGATTGACACTTCTAAGAATGGCGATGGCGTTTATAAATTAATGGTCGAGGACGGTCAAGTCAAAATCTATGGCCAACCGGCTAGCAATTGGTTTCCGCTGGTTGAGCGAGATAACATTAAGAAAATTAAAGCTCACATATTAGCGTGGAAAGAAACCTATAACGGCAATGATTATGTGAGAAAAGAAGTTCATGAGAAAGGCCGGATTCACAACCTTGCTTACCTGTTAAGCGGGAGTGATATCCAGAGGCAAGTTAAACTTAGCGAATTAGGATTAAGCCGCTTGGTTAACGGCGAGGAAGTAGAGTACCCGGAACAGGAAGATACTAGGCTTCCCGATGATTTCCTTATCGTTCACAATCCGAACTGGGGATTGACTGAACAGATTTATGGCGTTGACGATTACGAGGATGTTGATACTCTCGTATCTGAATTGGCTGTCATGTTATCGAGAAATAGCATGGTATTGGCTAAACATACTGACCCGAATATGTATGGTGAATATACATACTTAGAGCAAGAGGCTTTGCCCGATGGAAGAGTTGAATATCGATTACCCTCTGGAGGGACGTTTTACCCAGTTAGCGCCGATGGCAAGCCTCCCGGATACCTCACGTGGGATGGGCGGTTAGAAGCCGCGGAGAAACACATTGACAGGCTTATCGAATCGCTCTTTTACGTTTCCGAAACTTCGCCGGCTGCTTTCGGACTTGATAAAGCTGCGGTTACTGAATCGGGCGCTGCATTGAAAAAGCGACTAATCAGGACATTGGCAAAGGTTAACAGGAAAAAGATTTACGCGGACCCGGCGATCAAAGATGTTTTGGAAATTGCGCAAAAGCTGGATAATGAATGGTCGAGTTCTAGCTACACTCCGGAGCGGCCGACGATTAAATGGGAGGATGGACTTCCGAATGACCCGAAAGAAGAGACTGAAATAGTTGGGATGCGGGTTAATGATGGTACTATTAGTAGGCTGGAGGCTATCATGGTCTTGGATAAGTGTGATAAAGAGACAGCCGAGAAGAAACTCGAGCAGATACAGAAGGAACAAGATGCAGCGCTCCCGGTGTTCGGACGAAGTCAAACTATAGGCGGCGGTCAACCTCCTAATAATCCATTTCAGCAAGGAACTGGTGGAAGAGGCACAACTGGGCAGGAGTGATTAAACTATGGCACTCGAACCGCTCTTTTTGGATTTAATACAGGTTTATCGGGACGCTTATCAAACTCTATTAACTCGATTAGTTGATCAGGAGTTACGTGGACTATCAACCTTTCACACCAAAGCGCTCCTGAGAGACATTGACGATACAGTTGAAAAGCTTAAGCAATATCAATCAGACTGGATTAACCATGCTGTACCATTTGGTTATCAAGAAGGCTCACAAGCGGTAGTTGATAAACTAACCAAGCGCTACGGCATGACTGATATTAATGTTGCATTCGGTGGCGTACATACCGAGGCGGTTAATGCGATTGTTAGAGACACATTCAGCGATATTGCAGCGGCCACTGATTTTATGGCTGATAATTTAAAACAAGCAATTCGAGACGCGGCGAAAGAACAATATCGGATCGGATTGATAACCGGTGAGACCCGAAGAAGTATGACAAAGGGGTTGGTCGACAAACTAAGCCGAAAAGGGTTTACGGTTTATCTGGACGAGAAAGGTAGATACATTCCGCTTAGAGAGTATGCAAACGCTCTTTTGGAGGAACAATGGGTTGGGTTCGTTGACAAAGCCGGTCGGCGATGGGATTTATTAAACTATAGCGAGATGCTGACCCGGACGAAAGTCCTTGAGGCTTCAAATGTTGGAACAGAAAACCGGATGGTTCAGAATGGATTGGATTTGGTTCTGATTAGTTCGCATCATGCAGATGATTGGTGCAGGTTCTACGAAAATCGAGTATTTTCAATATCCGGACAGTCGAGCGAGTATCCGCCGTTGAGCCAAGTTCCTAATGGTGGATGCCCGATGCACCCTCGTTGTAAGCATTCTGAGACCCCTTTCTTAGAAAAATTTGAATCAGAGGAATTAATTGAATACGGCAAAGGGACTGACAAGAAGTATATGGGGTTGAATTTGGAAAATGGGCGGGCGGACCAAGCTAAGTTGAGAAGCTTAGAAAGACTTGAAAAAGAAAAGGCGTCCAAAATCATTACCGGGGATCGAAAGTATTTCCAGTCTGTTGATATTAAAAATAAAGTTCAAATGCCTGGATTAACAGCGAAAGCCTATAAAGAGACCATGAACTCTTTCTCTTTAGCATTGGAACATGGAAGGGCAACCAATACCGAATGTTTGTTAACATTAGATGCAAAAACCGGAAAACGAGTGTATAATAAGATTGATGGAGAACAATCACAGGTTGTATTTCCCAAAAAGTATGTTGATTTTCTTAATAATTCCGATGACAATAGTCTTTTAATAATACATAATCATCCAAGCAGTTCGAGTTTTTCATCTGACGATATTAATATTCTTACAATTGGGTCAGTAAACAAACTCGGGGTGGTCGGGCATGACCAAACATTATACTACATCGAACGCAAAGGGAGTTCGGTCAAACTCTCCGATAAAAAGATAAGTTTTGACTACAAGACGGCTCAAGCAAAGTATTTCAGTTACTATCAAGAAAAGGTACTATCCGGGGCAATGACTCAACAAGAGGCTTGGAAGGAACATAGTCATAAAATGCTTGAAGAGGTAGCAGAGAAGAATAATTTAAATTACAGGAGGTGGCTACCAGATGAGCAGTGAAAAAATAGGTTTTGATTTATTGAACTGGCAGCCAGATTATACGAAATCGAAGGAAGAGAATGAAGAGAAGTTTCGTGAACGCTATTATGAAGTTTATGGAGAATATCCTCCGAATAAAGAACCATCTCAATAAGGTAGTTCTTTATTTTAAATCAATTTTAAACCACTTTATCGTCAGGTCATTGTATTTCAGCTCGACCAGGCACTTATTCCATACTAAATGATATCGCGGTCCTTCGGAGATTCTTTGCAATTTTAATTCAAGGACATACCGAGCCGACGCTCTATTACTCAATCTAATAAGCGTTGGCCATTGTTTTTCCTTGATAATCTGTTCCAGTTGGAGGTCAATCTGTTGGTGGAGAGTGAGGGAGCGGGAGAAATAGCGGATGTTGGTCATATTGATATTGTAACATAATTTGGTAGAAAAGTGATAGAAATAAAAACGGAGGTTAAGTTTAAATGGAAATAACTAACATTGAATTATTACAGGTATTAAGAGAACAAGCCTTATCACGAGCTATTGGAGAATTAGAATCGGCATTGCTTACTTTTTGTACTCGTGATCCTTTAGGGAGACCTATTATATCAGAACAATGCAAAAACATTAAACAAGCCATTGAACTAATTAAAGATAGCCGATAAACTGTGTCACAACTTGCGACACAAAACGCGACACAATAAAAAAGAGGTAGTAAAAGTAGTAGGATATTCAAACCGCCGATTTAAGGCGGTTTTTCTTTTGGAGGGAACTATGAAAATAGGTGACAGGGTAAGAGATGTTAACGGATACGAAGGGACAATCACCGATATTTTCAAAGATACTGGGCAAATTCAAGTACAACAAAAGCCTAATGTCTGGTGCACTTATGATAATTACAGGCAATTAACAGTTATC